AGACCGTGCTGGCAGTCGTCGTGATCTGGCCCTGCAAAATCGTTACCGCTGCCTGGGTGCTGGTGAGGTTGCCTGACACTGTGGCGAGCGTTGCAACTTCGGCGGTCAGAGTCGCAGCAGTTGCGTTTGCCAGCACCTGCACGGCAGTCAGTTGCGCGGACACGTCCGTGGTCACATTTGCTGTCGCCAGCAACGAAATCTTGCCGCTTACAGGGTCAATCGTGCAAGTCGCATTTGTCACCGATTCCTGCCACTGCATCCGGCTGGTCAGGTCGAAATCCGACAGGGCCGATTGAAGGGCTGCGTTTGCGGCGTTGTTCGCATTACGCAGATTGGCCGCTGACTCAAACGTCATGTTGCCTATCGGCGCTGCAAGGCTGGTGACAAGCTGGCCGAGTCCCAGGCTGGCGTTGAGCTGAGTCAGCAGGGCGGACGGGTCGGCACTGGCTACTGCGTACATGCCTGTCGTGGCACCCAGCGGATACCATGCCGACAGATTGCCGAACGTGTCTACCGTGCGCGCCCAGTAGTAGCCGCCACCGCCTGCAGCCAGGCCCACATGGGTGTACTCCTGGCGCGGGTAGGATTCCAGCGACAGGCGCGAGGCGGTGCTACGGTCGTTGGTGGCCGCGTACCAGACCTCTACGCCGCGAATATCGGTGCGCGTATCGCCAAAGCTCCAGGTCAGACGCACCGAGAACATGCCGCCGGTTGCGGTCAAAGTGGGTGCGGTGGGCGCAACAGTGGGCGCTGCGGACACGGTTCCAGTGACGGTCAGCCATGCGCTGTGCGTGCCGATGGTGTTGACCGAGCGAATCCGCACATCGTAGGACCGGCCTGTAACCGATGCGGGAATGACCCAGCGCACGCCGGTGCTGATGGTGGTGTCCCATGGGCCGCCATTTTCAGACCATGCAATCTCATAGCCGGTGACAAAGGCGTCGGCTGCGGCGGTCCAGCTCGCAACCAGGCGCGGGATGATGGTGCCGTCGGGCTGGGTGATGTTTTCGGAGGTTACGGACAGGCCTGTGGGCGCACCAATCGCAAACGGGCTGGGCAGGCTAAGAGTGGGCGTGCTGGTGATCGCCGTCAGTGTGTCCAAGGCGTAAACGGTCGCGTCGTACTCGGTGGCGACAATCTCCACCTCCTCGGTGTCGAGAATGTTGATGCTTGTGACGCGGAACAGCTTGCCACTCCATCCGGTCGTGCTGTGGGTAATGTCCACCACGTCGCCCACCTCGCAGCGCAGGCCAACCTGAAACGCCCGGAAGCTCACCACCAGGCCGAAGCGGCTTTGCTTGAGCTGCAGGCCGGCGAGTTGCTGGGCGGTGTAGAGGTTGGCAGTGAACGCGAGCGAGACTTGCGCCTCCAGCACCAGGCCATTGTCCTGAGTGCTCCGGTAGGTCGTGCTTTCGCTGATCGCGTAGTTGGGTTGCCAGTTGCTTGCCGGGTCGTAAAACTGCGCCGTGACGCGGTTCAGACGCGTCGTGCGGCCTGCCGTGGCAATCGTCCAGGCGCCAGTGATGTTGTCCTCGTTGAATGAGAACGATGAGCTTTGCGCGGCATCGCAAATCAGGCGGTACTTGCCCGCGGAATACACCAGCATGGCGCGGCAGGAAGCCAGCAAAAGCTTGATGTTGTCGAACGCCGTGCTATCGATGTTGACCACGCCGTTGCAGGTGTAGCGCGCCTGGGTGCCGGTGGGTATGGTCACCATCGAGTCGCAGTAATTCGCGGCTGTGATGATGCTGGCGTCGTCTATCTGCGCTGCACTGATGCCGCGCCCGTAACGCACATTCGTAAGGTAGTCGCGGATGCACAGCGCCGGGTTTGCGCGCACCTGGATCCAGACTTGATTGGCCGCAAGCGATCCGGAGTTTGCAACTCCAGTTTGAACCGGGTAGCCTGCCGGGTAGGTCTGCTGCCAAGTCTGGCCGCTGACTGCGGTTGTGGGCTGCACGACTCCCGTCGATATGGTTGCGCCGGTGGTGTCTGTGATATTGCCGATAGCAGCAATCAGGCACACGTCACCCAGAGCAGTTGCACCCGTGCGCGGGTCATAGGTCTTGATACCCAGCACGTCGGCGGTGATCGTCGGAAAGCCGCTGAATGCCGTGCGGTCGTATTTGAGCTTGGCGTAGACGTAGGCGATGCCCGATCCGGTATGGGCGCTTGTCCATATCGCAGGCAGGTCCGCAATCAGATTGGCGTCAGCGGCCTGGGTGTCGGTTCCGGTATGGACGTAGGTCGCGACAAGGCCGGTGAACTTCGCATCCGTGCTCAGTACGTTGTCAATGTAGATGTTCGGTACCGAATCAATCTCACCCTCACACAGCGCGATGATGATGTGCAAGTACTCATTGTTTGCGCCCGACACTTGCGTCAGTACCCGCGTGCCACCAACCCTGCGATAGCCGTAGATCACCGGCAGGGCTGCGACGTTGCTGGACGTGTTGATCAGCATGCCCTGGGCTTGGGCTGCGGCTACAGGGCTTGCTGTGGAATTTAGCTCAGAGAATGCATACAGCTCCGCCACAGTAGCCGCCGCATAGGATGCATTAACAATGAGCGCGCCAGAAATGGCGGTATCTGCAAGCGCAATAGATGCGGTGCTGGCCAGGTACTCCGCAGCCAAGCCGCCTGTGTAATAGATGGCAGCCGCTTCAACCAGTGTTGTGAGCAGTCCGCCGCCGTTGCTGCTGCCATCCGTCCCAATGGCATGCGATAGACTATCCCAACCGCTCATTATTTACTCCCCCACTTGAGGTTCAGATTCAACTGCGACACGTAGTCAAAAAACTTGTCGCCAGGGAAGAAAACTTGTTGCTCTTGGCTGTTGGTGTGACGGCCCGGCTTGCGCTGGAAGTCACCCCACTGATTCGTGGCCGAGATCGACACGGTGCTGGTTCCCGCGCCTGGATCGTCGGCAATGGTCATCGTGTCCATCCTGCCGTCAAAGATCATCACCGGGCTGGAAACCACGGCAATCGAGGTATCCAAAAACGCCTTGTAGATCACCATACGGCGGTCGAGAAATGGTGTGTTCAGAGCAATCGAGATGTACGCCTGATCGACCCCGGAAAACGACAGGCTGACGTTGGGAATTTGCAGATCAGCGGTTTCTGACAGGCCAGAAAATCCCAACATGCGGCCAGCGCTCAGGTAGGTGTTCCCGTTCCACACAATGGGCAGCGCCGCGTCGGTGATGTAGTCGGTTCCCGCATCAAAATGCGTTTCGAACAAAAAGCAAGGCGTGTTTGTGCTCTTGCTGATCTCGGTGATGTACGGGGACGATGCGCCACGATCCATCAGTACACCTCGACCATATCGATATTGAGCAAGTACAAGGGGCCAGCCTGGATGCTGGTATCCATGCTGTCGCTTGCTAAGGCTACGGTAAACGCGACGTTGGAACTTGCCACCGCTTCGCCGTTGGCCGGGCTCACCATCAGTGCCGGACGAATACTCACCGTCGCCGTTCCAGTGCCTGAGCTGCTCGCGTCTGCTGTGGCCATGTAGACCTTGGTGTGACCCGCGAACTGAAGCAGGTCACCGGCTTTGACGATGCCCGTCTGAGAGGCAGTGAAGCCCGACAGATTGACGCTTGCGCCGGTTTGCGATGCGCCTGCAACCACTGGCGTGCCTGCCCATGAGCCTTGCGGAGTAGTGTGGCCCGGCAAGATAGTCGTGAAGGTGTCTGCTTGTCCGCGCAGGTTCAGCAGGAATGCGTAGAACTGCGTCAGAAACGATCTGGGAAGCAAGGTGTAGCCGAACTTCAAAGTCCAGCGTTGCGCGTTGCTGGACCGGGCCTGACGCTTCAGTGAATGCGATACGCTGATGCGATTCGGCTGGACCGAACTCAGTGAAACAGAAGTCGGATTGATGATGGTGGGAAGTGCGCTCATATCGAGACTTTCAGGCCCTGCTTGGCAAAGGCTTGCTGCACCACTGCGGTGACAGTCCGGGCATTGGTCGCAATGAGACCAGGCATCATGGCCCTGATCTGTCCGATAGTCTCGGCACTGGCGTTCTGGGCGTTGATGACGATGGGCTGATTGATGGTCATAGCTGCACCACCGCCGCCACCGATCAAGTGATTGGGCGTGATGACGCCGGGGCCGGTATCCATGCGAATCTCGGGGCCGTTTTCGCCGACCAGGTAGGGCACGCCGGGCGTGGGTGTACCGCCTGTAGCAAAGCCAAAGATTGACTTGGCAGCGGCCAGCATGCTTCCGTCTTTCATACCGGCAGCCAGCGGCCCGGTGATGCTCTGCTGCACCTGAATTCGTATCAAGTCACTGATGATCGAATCAGCCAGGCTTGCAAAGTCGAGCTTTCCGGTCTTGGCAAAACTAACCAAGGCGTCTTCCATGCCCTTGAAGGCATTGGTGAACATGTTTTGCGTGGATGCGGCCACGTTGCTCACCGTCTTCTGGTAATCGTCAAGCGCCTTTTTGGCACCGACCGACCAGTCGCCGTCCAGGGCTTCCTGTTTGGCCTTAAGTGCGTCCAGCGCATCGGCCATACCGCCCTTCATGGTCTCTGCCAGCAGCATCAATTGCTGGCGGGTTTCGCTGGTGGCGCCTACCATGGCCTTGTTAAGCAGGTTGTCGATCTGCAGCATCGCGTTGTGGCGGACCAACTCGTCCGTGCTCAGGCCCAACGCGTCGGTCTGGGCAATGATGGACGCGCGGGCATCGTTTCCTGCCGTCACGTAGTCTTGCGCAATCTTGTTTTGGTCTTCCTGCTTGTTGGCCTGCTCCACGTCATAGGCGATCAGTTGCTTTTTTGTTGCTGCGGCCTCTTTTTCAATCTGAATGAGCATGGCCCAGCCAAGAATTTCATTCTTCCGATCTGCCGTAGCCGCATTTTTGAAAGCTGCAATCAGGCGCTCTGTCTTGTCGTATTCATCCTCGGTTTTGGTGAGGGTTTCGTAAGCTGTTTTGAGGGAATTAAGAAGCGCAATGCCTTCATCGACTTCTTTGGGGCCGGTTGCACTTCCAGCCAAGCCAGTGATCTGAGGCTTGAATTCGGGAGCAGCGCCAAAGGCCCGTGGATCTGGCGCAGTGCCGCGGCCTGCCCCGGCCTTGCTATTAGTGAGGCCCAGCAGACTGGTGCTGAGCTTGTCGATTTCTGCACGGGCCTTTTTAGCGTCCTCTTCCATCATCTTGCCGATGGACTTGAAGCCGGTCCAGTCGAAGTGAGCCAGGGCCATGAACTGCGCACCCATGCCGCCAAGCTCTACACCCAACTGCTTGACGACGTACAGCGTGTTGACCACCACCACGCCCAGTGTTTGCAGCACCACCTTCAGGCCATCGCCCAACACTGTGCCGGTCTCAGAAGTAGATTTTTTGACCGTCAACATCACCGCGACCAGGTCATTCAGCGTCGGCAGCAACTCCATGGCCAGCGTTTTCTTCCATGCGTCGCCGTTGGCTTTGAGCGTGCCCAGCGCAATCTCGAAATTGTGGGCTGCCTCGGCTTGTTCGGTGGTGACCTTGGCATGCAGTTCACCCGCCACCGCCAGATCCTTGAGGAACGGTAGGATTTCGGCACCGGACTTGCCGAACAGCAGCATGGCAGCCGCCGATTTCTGGCCGCCGTCCTGGAATAGATTCATGGCCACAGCCGTCTTCTGCATGCGCTCGTCCGGGCTCATCCGCTGGAAATCGTCAAACGACAAGCCCAAGGCCTTGAGCGCGGTGGCTGCGCCCTTGCTGTCTTCATTGGAGCTGGCCAAGGCCTTGGACATCTTGTTGCTGGCTGCTGCAATCGTGTCGGCGCCAGTCCCGGTGGCTCGACCGACGGCAGACAAGCCGCTCAGCGCCTCCACTGTGATGCCTGCCTGAATCGACAGATCATGGAGTTTTGCAATGCCCTCAATGGATCCCAGCACGATGCCCTTCAAGGCATCTACTCCAGCCACACCGGTCATGGCAACAAAAGCTTTCATGGCCAAGTTAACCGCCGATTCGATCTGCTTCATCGTGTCGCTGACGATGGCCTTGGACTTGTCCATGTCGGTCTGCAACTTGGCAACATTCGCCAAAAGCTGTATTTCAAGACTTCCGATGTTCATGATTTTTTGGTCTCGTTCAGGGTTTTCATGGCTTCCATATCCATGGCCATCACGGTGTCAACTTCCCAAGGCGTGAGACGTACGCCGCGCATCTCTTGCCATGCATGTAGGTCACGCCAACTGATGGGCGCCGGACCCATGCCACCACCGCGGGCGTTGTGCAGCTCCAGGAAGGTGTCCCACAGCAACTTGCAGCCACTCGGCAGCGGGGCAATCCGCAGCTCGGGCGCTGCCTCGCCCGTGGCGCGCTCCATTGCCAGCAGGTGGTCACGCTGGCTGGAGCCGTCGGGTGCTCTTTTGGCTAGTGCAAATTGGGCCTGCGCATAAGCAATCAGCTCGTTGCGCAGGCCGAGATAAAACGCTCGCGCTCATCCATTGCGGTGAGCAGCTGGGCACGCAACCAGCCCATGCCATCGGTGCTGTACAGCTTGAGGGCCGCCGCAGCTGTGAAATCCACCGTGGAACCGCCGTCGGTCAGACCCGACCAGCCCAGCGTGCAGGACGCCAGCTTTTCAATGGCGTCCAGTTCATCGTCGGCAGGATCGGTCAGCTCCAGCTTGCCAGACTTCTGAATTGCGGAACGCAGCTTGCGCTGTTTGGCAAAGTCGATGGCCTTGCGCGTGGGGTGCTCGGGTCCCGCAAGCGTGACGGTAGCGCCAATTTGCGCGCCGGTTATCGGGTGCTTGATGTCGATGGGTGCGCTCAGTGCGTCTTTGATGCTGGAAATGTCAAACATGGTGAGTCCTTTAGGCTGCGGTGTCTTGGATGAGGATGGTGGTTTGTTCGGTAGCAGTGCCAGTGCCGCCGTTGACGTTGATCAGTGCCTGGAACGGAAAGGTTTGCACGATGCCGCCGGTACCGTCGGTCTTTTGCTGGCCACCCAGCTTGATGCGGGGCAGCGTGAAACACAACACGTCGGCGGTGGCCGTGTTGTCGGTGGTAAGGGCCACGATCAGGCTGGATTCGGTTTCGTTGACAAACAGATCGCGCAACACGTTGTCGGTAAAGTAGGCTGTGAACTGACCCGTGACAGCCACCGGGCCCGCGAACTGGTTGGGCACGGTGTTGAAGCCGACCACGGGGTCGCCGCTGAAGGTTGGGTCAAGGGTGAGCGTGAGGCCGGTGACCACGGCCTGGGCCACGCCGTTGACGATCAGGATGCCGTTGGCAGAGGCGACCACACCGGTGCTGGTGATGGCTGTGGGCGAGGTGAAGTAACGCACCTGCGAAGGTGTGTATTGCTGGCCGATGAGGTCAAAAGACACCGTGGCCATGCCGGTGGGTGGCAGGCTGATGGTGGCCTTGTCGAATTTGACGCCCGACAGCACTTCACTTTGCGTGATGTCGTTGTACCAGTGTTCCATCGAATAACTGACATCGGTCTGGCTGGTGGCGGGTATCCAGGTCTTTTTGCCCTGTACGGCAACCGTTGCACCAGTGATGGGGCCTTCAGCCACCAGGAGCGAGGCATTCAGCACCATGCCGGTCGCGACGGTGGCAGTCAGTGCCGTCACCAGCACGTTTTTATTCAGATTCGAGGCGTTGAAACCACCCACCGACAGGCGGATCACGTCGCCGATTTTGAAGCCGTCGGTCAGATAGGAGCCAGCGGCACGGGTGATGGTCCAGGCACCGGCAGAGCCAGCAATGGTGATCGACGCGGCGCTGGTCGATACACCAGCAGCGAAGTCGCGCTTGAGCATGGCGCTGAGCTGGTCGCTGTAGGTCTTGGGCGAAAGCTCGCCGGAAAGCACACCCTTGATGCGTCGAACACCATGCCGGAAGTCGGCAATCTGCATGTCCGGACGGATTTCGTTGGACGCATAGGTGTCTTTGCTCAGATCGATGGTGCTTTGCACGCGGCGCAGCAGCTGGGCAGCCGTGGCGGTAGGAATGGTGCCGTAGGTCACTTCGCGCTTGATCGCTACCTGCTTGAAAATACCGGTTGCTTGGGTCATTTATGGTCTCCAGAATGAAAAAACCCGCCGTGGCGGGTGCTTGGGGCGGGTTAAAAATGGGTCAGGATTCGTAATGCATGACCATGAAGTCGATGCTTTGGATGTAAAACGCAAGGTCGTCGTCGCGCAGGTCGGGACCCACGCTGTCGCGGGTGATAGAAATGACCTTCACGCTGGCGATCACGCCGCTTTTGTAGAGGCACGCGACACGCACGGCCTCCAGCACGGCCTTCACATCCGCGTAATTCTTGCCCATGGCGGTGACTTGCACACGTGTGCGCATGACCTGGTATCCAGCCTGGGCATCGATGGGTGTCAACTCGGTGCCGCTCACCACCTGGTAGACCAGAGCGGGCATACTGGTGTTTTGCGGCAGTCGGCTGGGATAAATGCGCCCGCTCACCAGTGACGCCACGCCCGCATCGTTATCGATCAAGCTAAAAATGACCTTTTCGGCTCTCATGCTTTGATGTCCGTCTCATCCGGCAGCAATGCCAGGTTTTGCTCAAGCTTTGGCATCAAGTAAGCGGCAACAGCCTTGAAAGCGGCGCTTTCGTTGGTTGCGGCCCAGTCCAGCGCAGGGCGCATGAATGGGTGAGCCACAGCGCCGGGGTGCTGCAGGCTGTCCACCATGCGACCGCCAAAGCTCAGCGCGCCACCGTTTGCCGCCGAGATCGCATGGGCCGCCGTTCCGAACTCCACAAAGTGGGCATAAAAGGCGATCTTGTTGCCTGCCTTGGTGGTGGCAATGACGTTTTGCCCACGCAGCCTGCTGCTCACGCGGATGCTGTCTCTCAAAGCCCCCTCCGTGGCGCCATATAGGCGCGCATTCTTAGCACTTGGCGGCGACACTGGCACCTTATCCTTAGCCATGTTGGCGATCACGACCTGACCGGCACGCAGCGCGCCACGCAGCAGCTTTTTCTGAATGTTGGGCGCGAGCAGGGTGAGCTGCCTGGTCAAATCTTCCAGGCCAGTGATAACTTCACTGTCCATCGTTCAAACCCTCGCTGCAAAGCAGCGTCACCATGCGGTTTCGCTCGGAATCGTTCATGCTGGCACCGATGTCAAAGTACCTGGTGGTGCCACTGGTGACGTAAACCGCACGGTAGGAGCCTACGCGCTTCATGTCGGCAAAGGCCTGCTGGTAGCGCACGGTGATATGGTGGCTGGTCATGTTGTAAATCGACTGACTGCGCGCCAGTTGAGCGCCAGAGACCGCCTCGATGTCGGCCCAGACCGTGATCAGATCGCTCCAGCCCAGCACCTGCTGACCAAAGGTGGCTTCCACCGTGGAGCTGCGCTGTTGGATCAGCAGGCGTTTGCGTAAAGTACCAGCCTGCATGCTCAAGCCCTCTCAATCGTGACGCCGGCCAGCAGGCTGTCCACAAAGGGCATGGGAGTGACCATGATGCTGCGACCGGTGACCACTTCTTCGCGGTTTTCGTATAGCGCACCGATGCGCAGCAGCATCCACTGCTTGATCGACTGCGGAACGGCCGCAGCCAAGCCAAAACCGGCAGTAAATGCCACTTCCACGGCCGCAATTTGAGGTAGTGTGGGTGGCCAGATTTGCCCAAATTTGGGGGTAATTCGAGCCAATGGTCCGGTCAAATCGGCGACATAGACGGTATTCGCCAGTGTTTGCTGGGTGCCGGTCATGTCCAGGTACTTGATGCTGTCGATGGACTGGATGGGCCCCTTTTCCAGCAGGATTCCAGAGCTTGGCAGGCTGAATTCAGTGCCGTAGGGTGCAATCGGGTAGCTGTAGCCGCCGGGAAAGCTGTCCAGCACGTATTTCCAACTCTGGGTGCAGAAGCTGCGCATGGTGCGCTGTTCGGCATATTGGCGCGCAGCGGTGATCAACAGGCCGATCAACGTATCGTCGTCGGTCATCGCCGTTTCCACGCGCAGATGCACCTTGGCATCGGCCAGGGCAAGTGGCTCGACCGTAGGCGCCGTGACAAGTTGATAGCCCATGGATTTTTACTCGGCAGGGATTTTCGGTACAACTGCGACAGCTGCAGCAAGGGCAGCCGCTTCGTCTGCCAATCGATTGGCTTCGGCTGCAGCTGCTTCGCCAAGGATGCGTCGCGCTTCGGTCTCGGCCGCCTCCTGGGCGACCTCCAGGTCAGCAATGCGCTGGGCCTCGGCAGCAGCATCCGCAGCATCGCGCGCGGCCTGGGCTGCGGCTGCTGCGCGATCTGCTGCGGCCTGCGCCTTTTGCGCCAGGGACTCGGCTTTGCTCGGCTCGGGTGGTGCCTCAAACAGTTCGGCAATGCCGCGGCCGACATGGGCCTGCGTTTCATCCGTCAACGGATAGAACTTGCCCGCTTCGAACTGCGCAACAGACGATCCAGCGACCACGTGAAACCACGTTTCCAGGTATTTGACGACTTGCATGGGGATCAGGCTCCTACAGAAATGGAGGTCACCAGCTGAGCGCCGGTGCCGGTGATTGCAGTGCAGTTGATGCGGTATTGCGCATAGGAGAACTGGACGCGCACGAATGAGGCCGTCTGGGGCGAGGCGGCGCTGCTGATCGCCTGGGCTGCGCCCACGATGAACCAGTTCAGGCCGTCGTTGCTGCCTTCGAGCTGGAAGCTGGCACTGACGTTGCCCGATGTGGTGGTGGCAACACCGGTCACGGTGATGATGGTGCCCATGTCGGGCGCGCCACGGCCAACGCCAGCCACTGAAGTGAGGAAGGTATCGGGGCCAAGAATGCGGGGCATTAAGCTCTCCTATGCGAAATGAAAAAGGGCGCCCGGTGTGGGCGCCCTTTTGGACTGACTAGCCGGCTGCTTAGCCGACGATTTGAGCCACGCCAGCCTGGTTGTAGGCATTGGCCGGCTGGAAGCGCGGCACGCCGCCAATCAAGACCGCAGACACCAGCGAGGCCGCAGTGGCTGCAGTGAGTGACAGGCGCACGTAGCGGAAACCGTTTTCTGTGTCCAGATCGGCCTCTTTCATGTTGATCAGTGCCTGGCGGTTGTTACCACCGGCTGCGAGCAACTGGGTGATGGCCTTGCCGGTGATGTCCTTGACACCGGTGCCGCTGCTGTCGGTGGCCTGCTGCAGCTTGGCGTCCACCGTGCCGGTGGCGGTCATCACACCCACGTCGATCAAGGCCAGGACGTAAAAAAACACCGACTGATCCACCCAGCCGGTAGTGACCGTGGTGGTGGTGGACACGGGATCGATCGTAGCGAGGACGGCAAGGCCTTCGCTGATCTTTTGGTTCAAAGTGAACATGAAATGACTCCAAAAAAGAAAGGGGAAAAGTGAAGCGAACCGCCCGGCACCGTTGCCAGTGCCAGGCGAACCAGCGTCAGTTAGCGCGCACCCAGCTGGATGAACGGAGACAAGGTGGTGGAACCCTTGGCAGGCGAGATTGCGGTGGCAATCTTGGGCGAACCGTCCACGCGGAAGGTCACGCGCAGGGCAGCGGCATCTGCATCGAAGTACAGATGCAGCGAGGTTGCGGTGGTGACGCCATCGGACTTGGTGATGGTGCGGTAGTAGCTCAGATCCAGCAGCTGCACGTCGCCAGCGGTGCTGACTGCGGCAGCATGGTGCGACAGAATGATGGGGCGACCCAGTAGCGTGCCGAATACAGGAATTTGACCCAGCGAGCCGACGTTGGCCATGCCACCCGGCAGGAAAACCGGGATCTGACCCAGCACCAGGGTTGCCAGCAATGGAATCACGGTGGGGTGAATCAGCCAGATGGCGGTTTGTGCATTGGCATTGGGCAGGCGCGACAGCATGTTGAACAAGTTCGACACTGTGAGCGTGTTGGTAGCCTGGCCGGAGTCCTTCAGCTGCGTCACGGCGGGGCCGCTGGACAGCAAAGCGCCCAGAGGTTGGCCGTTGCCGTTGCCGAACAGGATGGCTTCATTGACCTTCCATTTGATGGAGTCCGCCACCAGGCCGGGAACTTCGGTCTGCAGGGCGCTGGAGTCGGCCATCAGCTCGTCAGTCAACGGCACCAGGGCCATCAGCTTGTGCAGGAGCAGGGCTTGAGT